CCCCTGCGGCAGTTGTGGAATACGCAATCAAAAAAGGTGCATCTGTAGATGAGCTTGAGAAGCTCTTGACATTACAGGAGCGCTATGATGCTAACCAGGCCAGGAAGTCCTACAATAAGGCTATGGCAGATTTCAAGGCCAATCCGCCAAAGATAGAGAAGGACAGAACAGTCAAGTATGGTAACACTCAATATAACCATGCTTCTCTATACAACATTACTGAAAAGGTCAATGCAGAATTAAGCAAGCATGGTCTTTCTGCTTCCTGGGCGACAAAACAGAATGGCGCGGTTTGTGTTACCTGTAAGATAACCCATGTCCAGGGCCATAGCGAGGAGACTACTCTACAGGCTCCGGCCGATACTTCAGGGAGCAAGAACTCTATCCAAGCTATCGGATCAACGATAACATACCTTCAGAGGTATACTTTGTTGGCTCTCACAGGTCTTGCAACACATGAAGATGATGACGGCCAGGCGGCGGCAACAGAGTATATAGATGAGAAACAACTAAACGAGATAACAGACTGGATGCTTGATACAAAATCCAACTCAAAGGATTTCTGCAAGCATTTTGGTATAGAGTCTGTTGAAAAGCTCCCTAAGAGCAAATTCAATCAGGCCATTGCTGTTTTCAAGGCCAAGAAAAAATCTTTAGCAACCCCAACTGCGGGTAACCCTAAATGATTATCTCAGAAACCCCTCAAGGCACACCTGAATGGTTGACAGAAAGGGCCGGCATTCCTACAAGCTCAAGTTTCGACATGATTGTAACGAGTGCCGGCAAACCCTCTAAGCAAAGGCAGAAGTATCTGTATACACTTGCGGCTGAGAGAATCACAGGAGTAAAGACAGAGCATTATCAGAGCGTGGCTATGCAGAATGGTATTGCTTTAGAGGATGAGGCGCGCTCCATGTACGAGTTCATTACCGGGAACGAGGTAAAACAAGTCGGTGCTTGCTTCCCCGATGAAAAGCGACGATGTGCGAGTAGCCCGGATGGGTTAATCGGTAAGGATGGGGCGATAGAAATCAAATGCCCCTCAGCCCACACCCATATAGAGTATCTTCTTAAAGGCAAGCTTCCTGTTACTTATTTTGCACAGGTACAGGGACAGATGTTTGTAACAGCTCGGAAGTATGTACATTTCTTCTCATATTATCCGGGCTTGAAACCCTTGCTTATCAAGGTAGAACAAGACAAAGATTTCATCATGGCACTAGCAATAGAGCTTGAGATATTCTGTAAGGAACTCGACGAGGTAACGGAGAGGCTGAAATGATAGAAGCTTGGTTTGACGGAGTTTGTGAACCCAAAAATCCTGGTGGTCACGGAGCTTACGGAGTATATATAAGATCGAAACATATAGACTGGAAGGAAGGCGTATATGTAGGTTATGGAGAAACTATAAGTAACAATGTTGCAGAATATTCAGGATTCATTGATATACTTAGACGACTAAAAAATAATTTTTTAACCAAAGAAAAGATTATAATTCGCGGTGATAGCAAGCTTGTAATAGAACAAATGTCTGGTTGTTGGAAAATAAAAAAAGGAATCTATGTACCGTTGGCTTATGAAGCACAAAAACTTCTTAGGAAATTCAGGAAAACTACTTTGGAATGGATACCTCGTGATGAGAACGAAGTTTGCGATAAGCTCGCTAAAGACGTTTTGAGAAAAAGAAGCATAGTATTTAAAATACAGCCGGAGCCAAAACTATGCCAAAAGTAGCCGCGAAAGTTATAAGTGGAAAAATAGAAAATGACAAGATGCTTGCTACTCTGCAATTCAATGGTAAGCTTCCTCAGAAAGGCCAGGCTTGCACAGTCAAGTGGGGCTCTATCCGCACGCTATCTCAGAATAGCTTGTACTGGGTTTTTCTAACCTGGCTTATCAATGACGCAGGCTTAAAGGATCACGGCCATTTCAGCGTCGAGGCCTTGCATCTTGATTTGAAGGCTTATATTCTCTCTGAGAAAATATTTGAAAAGGGACGATGCAAGGCCATCGAGGAGGCCACAACGACTGACCTTACAAAATCAATGTTCGCGGAATACATAGGCAGGGTTGACGATATTATTAAGGATATTTTTAATATTGATACGGCCCCTTTTTGGATAAGGTATGATAAAGAGTTTAAGATATAGGAGGTCTTATGCAGCCTACATCCTTACAGGCTTACGATGAAGTGAAAAAGACTTTGGGAAGAAGGCAATCTTTTGTATTTATAGGTATAGACACCGCCGGTTCTGTAACTAATAGCGAGCTTGCTACGCAACTCGATTGGCCCATTAATACTATAACCCCACGCGTCTTTGAGCTACGGAAGATGGGCCTTGTGAAAGAAGATTGCAAGCGTAAGTGTACTGTTACCGGCCGCAGAGCTATTGCTTGGCGTGTCAGAAGGCTGGATGAAATCAAAGAAAAACAGATGGAGCTGGAATTAAGAACTTGACAAAACACAAAAGATATGGTAAACTATAAGAAAATAAAAAGGGGTGATAAAAAATGCGCTCAATAAGCAAGAAAGTTTTTGAAGAAATGTATAACTCGATGACCAATTATCAACTAGCTGATAAATTGGGTGTGAGCATAGGAACCATAAAAAATCTTCTCAAGAAATATAATATTAAACCAAAGGGTAAGGGGAACCGTTTACCCAAAAGCTCTATTCGACTTACATAGGGGGCTAGTGTGCAATATCTACACATCAAGCAACTCGAAAAATACCACCCAAAATATAAAGACAGAACCCTCCAATGGGCCAAAATACATTTCAAAATGGTTCAAGGTGATCCGGATTGTGAGCTTATAGAGAATGAAATTGACTGGGCTAGGCTCATAAAATTCATTCTTCTTGAATTACAGGCTCAGCGACCAATACCGTTAAATGAACAATACCTAGTTAAAAAAGGGTTTAATCTCAAAAAACGACCTATCTCTGCAACACTAAACGTGTTACATAACTTTATAGAGTTGTGTACAGAAAATAAGATACACGACTACGTAGATAAAGAGAAAGATAAAGAGAAAGAAGTAGATAGTAAGAGTAAAACTTCTGTTACCAATCAAGATTTTGTAAAATCCTTAAAAACCAATCCCGCTTACGAGCACATCAACATAGACATTGAGCTAGCCAAGATGGACGCTTGGCTATCTACCCACAAGGGCCGGCAGAAGACACGCCGGTTTGTAGTGAACTGGCTTAACAAGATAGATAGGCCTATTGGTAAAGTAAATACAAGGTCAAATGTCCATATACCACCAAAGACCCGAAAGTCCGAGAAACCCTTTGCTGATCCGAAAATACCGACATTAATACATAAAACCCTGGAGAATATGAAATGAGTATAACCTTGACCGAAAAAGTGATAATCGTGCTTATAATATTTATGCTAGGCTATGTAGTGGCTGCAGAATCAAGAATTGGAACTTATACAATAACCTTTTACTCAACTGGAGAGGAGGGTGGAAATGGTAAATGGGGTGATCTTAACGCTATGGGTGGTACTCTTAGGTATGGTGATATTGCTTGCGATCCAGCTATACCGTTTGGCACAGAGTTTATTATTGATTACGAGGGGCTTCAATTACCTAAGCCTGAAAATGGCACTTTTGTGTGCCGGGATCGAGGAAGTGCGATCAAAGGTAATAAAATTGACATCTTCATACCCAAATGGATGGGGGGAGTCGAAAGATGTTTTAGACTTGGGAAATTACAAATGAAAGTGAGGAGAAAATGAATAACACAGTCAAAGGAATTGTGGCAGGTTTTGTTATTGCGCTGACTATCGGTATGAGCGCTGGGAGTATGTTTTATGTTTTGAAGAAAGTCAGAGAACACGATAAGATATTTACTCAGCACGCACAAGCTGTACAAATGATTTGGGATAAGATGAAAGCGGAAGAAATAAAAGGAAAGAAAAGTGGAAGAAAAAGATAGGTTATTGAACGAAGGCTTCCATAAGCAACAAGGGGCCGCGAAATATAGCATTAATTCTAGAGCACAGCTTGAGGGCCTTCTCAAGCACTCAAAGGATCACAAGAAAAGTGTTACAAAATCGCCCTGCAAGAGTTGTAAACAGGGCTGGCATTATAAAATACGCAATAACTGGACAAAATGTAACCTGTGTGGTTACAGAGGATATAAATTACCATGATAGCCGCTTGTATTGGTGGGCTTGTAGCTTACCAATCGCTCATTAGACACAAACGCTAAGAGGAGTATACAAGCTGGAAATAAGGCAAACTCCATATCGGAATGATCCGAGAGCGGCTATTCAGGAGGAAACATGAAAAAGCAAAATGTAGCAGTCGTGGGCGGTGCAGGATTTTTGGGGTCGCATTTAGTGGACTATCTTATAGAGTGCAAAAACAATGTCCTAGTATTGGATAATCTTATTGCCGGTCGCAAGGAGTTCATAAACCCAGAGGCTAGGTTTCTTTGGTGCGACATTACTCACTCGGAAGCGGAATTGAGGAAAATATTTACTCAGTATGATATAGACTATGTCTTTAATTATGCAGCGATCCCCTATGTGCCGGTATCCTATGAGCGGCCTCTCCATACCTTTGACATAAATGCGCGCGGGGCCTTAATGGTAATGAACGCGGCCCAGGAGTGTGGAGTTAAAGGCATATTGCAGGTATCCTCTGCTGAGATTTATGGAGATGCTAGTGGTAGAATTGATGAACAATGGCCGGCCCATCCTCATTCCACATATGGAGCTTCAAAACTTGCCATTGATACAATGGTGCAGACACGTTTTAAAGAGTCGTGTTGCCCGGCCATAGCTCTTAGGCAATTCAACTGTGTAGGCGAGCGCGATGTTCTACACCCCTATGTTATCCCGGAAATCTATAAACAACTTTGCAAAGATGACCTAGTATGGCTTGGTAATAACTCCTTCCGAGATTTTATGTATGCTAGGGATGCCGTGAGAATGGCCGTTGAATTGCTTGAAAAAGGTAAGTATGGCGAAGTCTATAATCTCGGCTCAGAGGAAGGGATTAAGATATATGATTTGGCCCGCTTGATGGGCATACTTATGCGAAAAGAGATTTTTGTTGAGGAAGATGATACCCGTAAGCGCAGGTGGGAAGTATGGCATTTACAGTCTGACAACACCAAAATCTACTCAACCATAGAGGCTAGACCCCAGATTTCACTTGAGGATGCCCTGAGACGCACGATTGCGTATTATGATAGGGAGGAGACCACATGGGCCTTTTAAAAGTATCAGAGCCCCTATTGCGGGGCAATGAGAAGGCATATCTATGTCAAGCAATAGACGAAGGTGAGGTTTCCAGTCAGGGTCGCTTTGTTCGGCTCTTTGAGGAGGCTTTTGCCAAGTGGGCCGGCACGAAATATGCAATAGCGGTCTGCAATGGTACGGCAGCTCTTGAAACTGGTCTATATGGCATGGATTTAAAACTCAAAAGCATAATTGCTGTACCAAATAATACGATTATAAGTTGTTTTTTTGCTGCAATGCGAGCAGGTTTGCGACCATCGCCCTACGAAACTACCGATCCTTTTATGGAAATAACAGAAGAAAATGTAATGCGATGTCATTTATTCGGTACTTTTACAGAAGCCATAGCTTTTAGAGCCATTGATGATTGTTCCCAATATTGGAAACCTTTTCAACCTCAAGAAGTGGCTTGTTACTCCTTATATGCAAACAAAATTATTACATCTGGAGAGGGTGGCATTATTACAACCAACAAAAAAGAGATATATGAAAGATGTAAAAAATATAGAAATCTTTGTCATGCAGGTCAAAGATTTATACATGATGATTATGGATACAATTTTCGTATGTCAAATTTACAAGCTGCAGTTGCACTCGCACAACTTGAACAGATAGATAAATTTGTCGAAAAGAAAAGGCTTATGGCTAGTTGGTATGTTAATAATTTGCCCGATAATGCAATCCCTATGTTTGGTATGGATGTTCCTTGGATGTATCTTATTAAGACCCCGAAAGATGCAGGAATGATGGTATCAAAATTATATAATCGTGATATAGAATGTAGACGATATTTTTTCCCTTATCATAGGCAACCATTTCTTTTGACATCAAATAGGATTATTATGGATAAGCCCTATCCACATAATTTATTTCCATATTCAAATGAAATGTGGGATCACGCTTTTTATTTACCATCAGGATTAACATTAACAGAAAGGGATATAATCTATGTTTGCAGAAACTTACGCGAAATACTATAATCTTCTTAATTCTGACAAGCCCTATAAAAAAGAAATAAACTTTGTTTGTAAATGGGCGGAGAAACCTAAGTCTATACTAGACATTGGATGTGGGACTGCTAACTATTGGAAATATTTTCCAAGCCATACTTTAATTATAGGAATGGAAGAATCAAAAGACATGATAGATAATTCGAAAAAATATAAAGATAGGATTATATGTACCGATATTATGGATTTATTTTCACCCGAACTCTATAGAGACAAATACCCACTACACCCTCGCTTTGATTGTGCAACAGCCCTCTTTGATGTCATTAATTATATTCCTCAACATAATTGGTGGAAACGCATACCATTAAAAAAGGGTGGCCATTTTATATTTGATGTCTGGGATAAAAAGAAAGCCGATCGGGATGGATTTAAAGTAACTGTGAAGCGTAAAGGTGGCGTTACTAGAGTAATAACGCCTGATTTACACAGGGATAATAAAATCCAACTTCTTATATATATTTCAGATAAATATTATGAGGTAGTAGAGCAACACGTTATGTACGTCTATTCCGAAGCTGACATAAAGAGATTTTGTGGCAAGCAATTTAAAATCGTCGATAAAAGGGAAACAAAGACATGGCAAGTGTTTTATAAACTGGAAAGGTTATAATATGGCAATTAGAAAGTTGTTGTTAGAAGCATTTAGTAAAATACCCACCAGATTTATTGATGCTGAGACAGATTGGATTACAATGGGTGATAATTATGAAGAAGGAAAAATATTTATAGCAAATCCAAAATATGCACCAATGGTTTATAAAGGATATGATCGCAGATGGAAAAAAATAAAAATAAAAAAATAGCAATCCTTCATAGATACCCATACGAACAAATAAGAACTACAAACGCCGCTATCAAGTATCTCATGCGGCCCGGTGTAAAACTCTTGACCTATCGCAAGTTTAACAGGCTCAATGATTGGCTCAAGTTCGTAAAGAGCCTAGCCTGGATAATCTATGCCCCCTTACTTGTGATAGGTCGAGGTTATGATGTTATATATTGTGATGATTCATTTCCTTTTTATTCAGGTCTCGTAAAGATGGTATCACCCAATTCTAAAGTCGTCAAGCGCATGGGAGATTTTCATCTTATGTATTATACAAGCGGATGGCTATATAAGGTATTGCATTGGCTTGAGATAAAAGAATGGAATATTATTGATCGTATCATAGCCATATCAGAAGTCATGTGCGATGAAATAAAGTTTAAAACAAAAATCCCTAAAACATTTGTGGCATTAGACCCTATTGATCCTGTAGATTTCCTTCCAGCAAATATGTTGAAAGATAAAAGCAAAAAAATAGTCATGTTTCATGGATTGCTTACTCGAAATAAAAATGTAGATATGCTTTTAGATGCGGCAAATCATTTACCAGAAATAGAGTTTCGTATTATAGGAGATGGCCCCGATAAAAAACGACTTATGAAAAAGGCAAATCGTCTTAATGTAAAGTTTTTTGGCTGGAAACCTTACTCCTATATGTATAGTTATATAAATGATTGCGATATAGGAGTAGCCCTCCGGAGCAATAATCCAGGCAACGAATACGTGGTAACTTCTCCATTTCTTCAATATAGCATAATGGGCAAACCTTGTATTGTTACGAGACGCAAAGTATATGGAGATTATCCGTGGCAAATTATTGATGCGGATGATTTAATAGAATATATATATGAATTATTAGATATGCTAGAAGAAGGCGAAATAATGAGAAAATATGTTTTAGAACATCACGACGCAGAAAAGATTGCGGAGCAAATATGGTATCTATTGTCGTCTTAACATCTAAGCCATTATCCAAAAAGCTGGAATATGATTTGAGAAAACAAACCTTTCGGGACTTTGAGATTATACTAGCCACAGAAAAAGGTATCGTTAATGCTATGAATAATGCTCTTAAAAGAGCTAGAGGTAATATATTTGTGCGTATTGATGATGATGTAAAGCTTCCCCCCGATTGGTTACAAGAATTGATTATCCCGTTTGGAGACCCAAAGGTTGCTGGTTCTACGGGCCCGACATTTATTTCTTTTATTCATAGGGCAAACAGAGATAGCATTCGAATAGCAGAAAATCCTAATTGGCTTTTAAGATGGCTTTTCGATAATAACCCCTTTGCCCCGGCAAAAATATATAAATGTGGTTCTGTGTCTTATGGCTCTAATTTTAGCGAACACATCGATCGAAATAAGGAGTATCAAATAGACCATTTGGAAGGCACAAACTGGGCCATGCGAACGGATTTAATAAAACAGGTGGGCGGCTTCGACCTGGCCTTCGATGGAGTGGCAGAATGGTATGATGATGATGTAGTTTTTAAGGTCAAGAAACTCGGCTATAAACTTGAATATAATCCTCACGCCTTTCTCTATCATATGCCACAGAGGGGTTCGCATTATTCTGAAAGAGTCAAGGATTTTGGCCGTATTAAAAACTGGTTACGTTTTCATAAGCGGCATAGTAGGTTTCATCCAAAGATGATAATTTGGTTCTTCTTAATGCTAGGATATGTGATATGGAAAAGGTAAGTGTTATCATACCTACAATAAAAGGCCGAGAGCATTTACTTGATAGATTAATACGTTCACTTCCGTCGGATTGTGAAATTATTGTTGTTGCCGATGAACATCTGCCATTAGCATCAAAAAGGAATAAAGGAGCAGCCCAAGCAAGTGGCGAATATCTTTTGTTTATTGATGATGACAATTACCTTATAGGTCATTCTTTTTTCGGCATGATGCTTATTCTAAATAACTACAATATTGGGATAGTAGGAATGGTTGCGTGTTATGCAAAGGATATTTTAAAAATAGCCGATGGTGGATCGGTAAGACATTTACTATCAGGATTTACTATTGGTAGCTATACTAATTGGAATATTATAGATATACAGAATAAATACTTGCTTTCCCCACAATGTTATGTAGTTGATGAAGCTGCAAACGCTTTTATGATACGCAGAGATTTGTTCTTAGATGTCGGAGGCTTCGATGAAACACATTTTCCAATAGACTTAGATGAAGCTGATTTGTGCTTGCGAGTAAAGCGAAAGGGCTACCAAATTGCTTATACACCTTTTGCACAAGTTATACATGATTCAATTACCTATTCAAGAATACCAGATTTTCGCAGGCCTTTAAATGCGTATATGATGGGACGCAATCGCGTATTGTTTCAAAGGAAACACCTGTCGCCCATCAGGTTCTCCATATATGTGATTGCGTTCCTGCCAATTTTTGTTATATCTTATTGCTTATCCCTTTTATATCGTAGAAAACCTATAATGATTTATCACTTTTTGAAAGGAGCATACGATGGATTACAAGGTCGTCTCGAAAATACGTATCAATAAAGATAAATGTAAGAAGATAGGCGAATTTCTGTATGACCCTGAAATAGACGGTCTATACTTTGAGGGCAAATATCTTTTCCCTGTCCAGTTATTGATAAGCCAGGGCCTAAGCAAGGTTGAAGTTACGCCCATGTTCTTAAAGCTTCCATTTATATTAAGAGGATGGATTAATCTGGATATATTACTACGGGAAATTACTCTCCTAAAACTAGCGTTGCAAGATAAACTATTGCTTCATGCCTCATGTGTAGGCAATACTCTGATAGTAGGGCTTCCTAATTCCGGGAAGACTTATCAAACCTATAAAATGGTATCGCAAGGCCATAAATTATTTTGTGAAGAATATACTGTTGTTGAAAACAAGATGGCTCGTGCTTATAGAAGCATAGACCGAAGTTGCTTATCTGCAAAAACAATTCGGGATTGTAATATCAAGCTTACCTTTCAGGAAAAAATAGCATTGGGATTGCGAACCATGAGGGCAATGCTTATGCCTTTTATGTTTGAAGCCGTTATTTGGAAAGAGATGCCAGCAAGCTACAAAAGCACCGAAATCAAAAAAATAGTGTATGGCTCAACAGGGATAGAAGTAAAAAACTACAAGCAATTAATCATTCTTACTGAAAACGAATTCCCTTATATGGGAGAGGCCTTCCTTGAGGCATATGCTCTCATAGCAGGGCTCGATTTAATAGCAATACAAGCGCGTCAAAGAAAACTTATAAAGGAGTTTGTCAATGCTGTCTATCCTAATACCAAACCATAATGAGGATAATATTCAAGAGTTGATAGCTGAAATAGAGCGAGTTCTGCCTGCCAATCAGATTATTATTGCAGTCGATCGGGATGGCAAAGGCAAGGGCTGGGCTATGAGAGAAGCCCTACATTATGCTAGAGGCAAATATATTGCATTTCTTGACGGAGATGGAGACATAGAGCCTCGTATGCTAAAAAGATTGCTCCCATTTTTAGAGGACTTTGATGTGGTGGTAGGCTCAAAAAGAATGACATATGCGCCCTTGCAAAGAAAAATCCTTACCTATCTATCGCGCATATATATTCGACTTATGTTCGGCCTTCCATGTGATACTCAAACAGGCATTAAACTTTTTAGAAGTTCAGCTTTAAGAACATGGGAAACTGATGGATTTTTATTTGATGTGGAAATACTTGCAGCCGCTCACAGGAGAGAACTTAAAATTGTAGAAGTTCCTGTTGAAGCAGAGATAACAAAATCAATGTCAAGGAGAGCTATATGGCGAACATTCCTAGAGAGCTTAAAAATAAAGTTTCTATAATTATACCTTGCAAAGAAATAGATGGCCAATCATGGTATTGTATAAAAAATTGTGAGTATTTACCTAACAATAAAGAAATAATTGTTGTTGACGATAAAGCCTGCCCTGGCTTCCCTGCCACAAAAAGAAACTGGGCTATGGAAAGAGCTACAGGAAATATTCTTGCCTTTATAGATTCAGATGCTTACCCACAGGAGGATTGGCTAGACAAGGCATTAATTCATTTGCAGTATCATGCGGCGGTCTGTGGCCCTGGCATACTTCCCCCAGATTCATCTTTATGGGAGAAGGCTGCCGATTTGGTTTATAGATGGTTGCCTTATTCGTATCGCGTAGCTCCCAAGAGCCCCAGGGTGGTTGCGGAGTTCCCTTCTTTCAATTTGATTGTATGGAAAGATAAGGCCCCCAAGTTCAAGCCCTATCTTACAGGTGAGGATAGTTTATTCTGCCGGGAGATAAATGGAAGCATATTTTATAGTCCTGACATTATCGTGTATCATCAGCGCCGGCCCCTGTTCAAACCTTTTTGGAAACAAGTAGCTACTTATGGGAAACACAGGGGGCATTTGATAAGGCTGGCGCTTCTTGGTTGGATTTCTGGTATAATAGTGTATGGGTTCAATTTTGTAAGAGGATTTTTCAGGAGGAAGATATGAAATTGTTTATCATATTCTTTGCGATCATAGCGGTCATAGTATTGATCGTTGGCTTTGTATTCCCCATTATTGATATTTGTATTAATGATATGGTACGGAAACACAGAAAAAACAAGGGATAACAAGGAGAGAAATTATGGGTATAGCAGAATGGGTAATAGTAATATTTATCTTGGTAATAATAGTACCGCTTGCTCTGGAAATTTTATTGAAACCTCTATTGTATTATCTTGACGAAAAAGAAAAAGGAAAAAAGTCATGAAAGTTCTTATTACAGGCTCCGCCGGTCTAGTAGGCTCAGAATGCGTAAAGTTCTTCCTAGAAAAAGGCCATGATGTCGTAGGCATGGATAACAATATGCGCGCTGAGTTCTTCGGGCCGGAAGGCTCTGTCGCCAAAAACGTAGTAAAGCATCCCCGCTATAGACACTGTCATCTTGACATTAGAAGCTCCACAGAGTTTATCAACGTAATAAGGCCTCACGTCATTATTCATGCGGCCGCTCAGCCTTCCCACGATTGGGCTGCTAAAGACCCATTTACTGACTTCAAAATTAATGCCACAGGTACGCTTATATTACTAGAGGCCGTCCGACATCATTGCCCCGATGCAGTTTTTGTTTATGTGTCTACAAATAAGGTTTATGGAGATAGACCGAATAGGATACCTTTAATTGAAAAAGAAGAAAGGTATGAGGGCTTGGCTTTGGGAATAGATGAAAGTATGCCTATTGATTATTGTATGCACTCTCTTTTTGGAGTATCAAAGCTTGCGGGAGATTTATTAGCTCAAGAGTATGCGAGATATTTCGGTTTAAAAACAGGCACATTCAGATGTGGCTGTATCACCGGATCGGCTCATGCCGGAGTAGAGCTTCATGGTTTCTTATCCTATATGGCGAAATGTAAAAAAGAAAATAAAATCTATAAGGTTTATGGTTACAAGGGAAAACAAGTCAGAGATAATATTCATGCACATGATTTAGCAAGCGCTTTTTATGAGTTCATTCTTAATCCTCGGCCTGGAGAAGTTTATAATATGGGTGGTGGTCGACACGCAAACATTTCTGTTTTAGAAGCCCTACGTGTTATGAAAGTAAAACATGAATATATTGATAAACCTCGTAAAGGCGATCATCAATGGTATATCAGCAATGTCTCAAAGTTCCGACGGGATTATCCGAACTGGGAATATAAATATAATATGGAGTCTATAATTGAAAATCTTATTTCTTCCTAATCAATACTCTCAGCAACGCCAGCGAGAAAAGAAGCGTTGGATATATCCGGTTCATTTGGCTATGGAGGCAGAGCACTATAGACAAGTAGGTCATGATGTAACTTGGGCTACAACAGATATGCCAGTTGGGCATTTTTATGATGGAGTTTGCTACGACAAAATTATAAGAAAACCCGGAAGTATATCTTTTCTTCGATTGCCTGCCCCCGATAGAATATTTACTGACGCTTTTGATAAACGATACCAGCAAAATGGCAATTTTAAATATCATCCTGGTACTTATATGCAAGTCGCAAATGGTTGCTGGCATGGACAATGTACTTTTTGTGTAGAACAGAAAAACGAATGGGAAGTAAGGCCAGTCGCTGACATAATAGAGGAATTAGCAAGGTGCGAGTATTTAGGCTTTAAGGAGGTGTTCGATGATAGCGGAACTTTCCCAGTTGGCAAATGGTTGGATGACTTCCTTTCAGAGTTCTTTAAGGAACGGAATAAACGTCTATGGGATTTACGCTTGGGTTGTAATATGCGTATGGTTGACGTGGACTATTTTCGAATGGCCCAAGCAGGTTTTCG